ACCGAACGATCAAAGAAATACGCAAACAAGGCCGTTTATATGCACGATTATTTTGCTGACGATATGATGGCGCTGTACTGGGATTTGGAAGGACTAGAGGACCACCCCAGCAGTTGGATGCACGGCATGATGAGTATTTTGCCAAGGACGCCAGTTGTTACCAGCACAATTGATCCCAGGGCATTGGGCAAGTATTGCTGTGCCATGACTGAGAGTAATGAACTTCTCTATGGCATCCTTTACCAGTCAGGCCGTAATACCTATTCTATGGAATCCTTGTATTTCGGAAATTACACAAATCTAAAAATCAAATGGGCATCACCCACCATCGTGATGGTCGAGCAGCCAGAATTTCATGGGGTTGTCTGGGCTGATTTGGAATCAGATACGCTTTTAAAAATAAATAATGCAACGTGATAAACAAATAGGGTTTACGTATTACGTAAAGTGATATAGCTTCTCTCGTAACGGAGAGGCTTATCATGCTACACGAAACACCCGACTGGGCTGCCAGGCATCAATATTTCTGGCACTCAAACCCAAGATCCAAAGATCGCGCAAAAGCGATTTACGAAAAAACCCACGTCAGAGTATTGGTTGACTGGGCTTTTCAAATCATCAAATCATCACAGGCAGACCCGGCTGAGCGCGCCAGAGCGCGTGAGATCCTCGACACGCTGTATTTCAATACCGGCTCAGCAAACATGATGGCCGGCGTTGCAACGCAGCTGGCCACTGACATGGTCCTGGTGCCTGACAAGGAAGGCAAGACCACCTCGGTAGAAGAGGCCAAGCAGGCAGCTATAGACAAGCTGAAGGCCTATAGGCCGATCAGCTGGGACAATGGCACTGATGAGATCAAGAAAAGCAAATATCTAGAAGAGCTGCCGTTGGTCATAGACAATGCCATAGCCGGCCTGCGGGAAGCTATGGCACGGGAGAACCGCATCCTGGGCGAGATTGCCCTGATGGATACGCTGCCCGGCAATGCATTACCTCATAACACTCGCCCTGATTATGTGCGGCGCGGAGACCTCAAGACAAAATGGTCAAAGCCTGCCAAGACAAAATCTGGGTGGAGTAGCGTTTCAGCGCCTAAGAAACTATCCGGCATGTGGGAGATGAACTCTGTCTACCAGGCTGCCGGTTTCTGGGCGCTGAATGGTCGCCAGCCACCCTTTATCTTGTATGCCAGCACAACTGACTATGTGCTGTTCACGCCGGATAACGCGCCGGAGCTGCGTGACGATTTCCTCGCTGATGTCGTCCAAGACATTCAGCACTATCACAAAACAACCGAAAACATCCTCAGGGCAGCCAGCACTAAGGACGAGCTGTTGGGCATGGTCTCACCAGACTGGTCCCTGCTGTGCTGGAACGAATCGCCGGCATATCTGGATGAAGCCAAAAGGACATGGGGGTTGATATGACAATGTGGGAATGGATACGCGAGATTTTCGCAACAATACTTTTCGTGATTATGATGGGGATGGTGTGCGCCATGCTCGTCCTAATTTTCCCTGATCCAACTTTATGGAAGTGAAAATGATGCAAGCAGATCTTTTAGACTGGCCCGGTGATCCTGGCCCCAACGTGCATAAAAACGCCAAAGACACTGAGCGGCAGGCCGCTGAGTTTATCGCAGTCAAAGTAACGGGACTACGGCTATCAGCCCTGCAAAGCCTCGCCGCAGCCCCGTCTGGCCTAAGCAGTACCCAGGTTGTTCGCAGTGTGAGGGCGTATGAATATAGCGTCAAGCCGAGGATCACCGAGCTATGCCGCATGGGCCTGGCTGTGGATAGCGGCAGGCGCGCCACCAATTATCGTGGCCGGCAAGAGATTGTGTGGGAGATCACCCCAGCTGGCCGCGAGCTGCTGGAGGGCATCTATGAGTAAGCTGCCAGAAGCCCTAGTTAATATTTTTAAAGAGATCGGGCTTACAAAGGAACAGGCCACCTGGGACTGCCACGGCACCCCGGTGGCTTTGCATAAAGCGCTAGAGCAAGTAGCAGCCCATCAGGGGATTACCTTTGATGCGCCGAAAATCGTTGAGAGTGACCCCGCGTTGCGCTCCTGCGTTTTGATTGTTACTGGACGGCTAAAGGACAAGTCAGAGTGGTCTATTGGTGAGGCCATGCCTATAAACATCGATCGTGGGAGCCATAAACAAAGCTATCCTTACGCAATGGCAGAGAAGCGCGCCAAAGACCGCGTGATCCTCAAGCTCATTGGTGTTGCCGGGTTTGTCTATTCAGAAGCTGAGGCTGCGGCCTTTGAAGAATCAAGGCCGGACAATATATCGGGCGCACCAAAAAAAGAAACAGCAACGCCGCCGCCATCTGATGAGATCCCGTTTGATCATGAGGATATGTGGGCGCAATGGGTGACAAAGCAAAAAGGCTTGATAGATGAGGCCGATAGTATTGGCGCCTGCACAGCCTGGGTTAATCGCACCCGTAAAAAACGTGATGATCTACATGAATTTAGCCGCGAGCTGACTGCTGAGCTCAAAGATTACTACTCAGCTAAATATGAAAAACTTAATACTGGAGAGAGATAATGGCTCATTTTTCAAACAATAGTATCAAGCTGCGGCAGAACATGATCGCCGAGGATGCAGCTGGTCAAAAGGTCGAATACCGGGCGTCCATGTTTATTCAATTTAAAACAAATTGGGATGACGATGCAGGCAGATATGAGCGCATGACAGATTCGCAGCAAAAGATCTGTGATGACTTTCATGCACAAATGGCTGATGCCGGCGTTGAGATTGGCTTTGTGTTCCAGAAACAAATGCCTGGTGAAACAGAGCTCAAGAATCTGCCAAAGATAATGACCGGCAAAGTCTACGTAAATAAGCGCAAAGAACAGCAGCAAGAACAGCAGCAAGAGGCAGGCGGTAATGGATGGTAAGTATTTATATACCGTTGCTGAGGCCAGCCGTGTGCTTTGGGGTGATGACCAAAAGGCAAGTCAGCAAAGGACGCGCCGCCTAGTCAAGGCAATGGATCTGCCTGTCGTGCATATCGGGCGCAGCTGGTATCTAAAACGCGACACGCTGCAGTCCGAGTTTGGCCCTGCAATGTTTGATGACAATTAATTTTTAGATTGGCGCGTGTAGTTTCTGTATCAGCGACAGCGCGCCATAGGGGGGGCAAGTTTGTCCGGCCAGTACATAAAATGGCCTACTTTTGCTCCCCCGCCCATCAGTGTGTGCAGCTTTGCACTGCCATAAACGGCTCATTGGTTACAATCGCCGGCCTGTCGTCATTATCTTCTTTGCAAGCCTCCGCAATCCAATTTTTGACATTGGCAAGCTCATCGTCTGTCATTGTGGGGCAGCGAACCTCCAGCCATTCTGGGAAACCTTTGACATCCCAAGTCCCAGAGATGCGCGCATTAGCGTGCATGTGGTACTGCCAGTTGCCGCGCCGCACTCTTACGCGAATTTCATGGTTGCCAAACGCCCAGCGCGTTTCGTGGGCGCCCTTGGTCTTGTAACCGCCACCAACACGGTACTTTTCTATGAGGCGCGTTTCCATTAGGAAGGCCCCCACATCTTATCAGCGATCTCTTGGTCACGGGCTTCATCTTCAAGCCAATGCCCATAGATCTCTGTGGTTGTCTTGATGCTCTCATGGCCCATCAGGTTGGTGACAGTCCACCAGTCACCAGGAAATTTCTGCAAGAGCTTAGAGGCATAGTAGTGGCGTAGATCGTGCCACCTGATGCGCGCAACACCAGCTGCATCGCAGGCAGCGTGTATGGCCGGCAGGAACCTACTGTCTGATAGCACATGCCCCGTGCGTGACGGGAACACCAGGCCCTTCATAGGCCGGCCCTCGGCCATCCACAGCTCTTTCATTTTCTTGGCTACGTCTGGCTTTAGCGGAACCTTACGCTTACCAGCCGGCGTCTTTGTATCGCCAACGCCAGCCCGGTGTTCGACTGCTTTGTTGACATCAACCTTTTTAAAGTCATGGTCAACAAGGTCAGCCCACAAGAGAGCGCGCTGTTCGCCCTGGCGCAGGCCAGTGGTCGCTGCAAACTCAGCGCGCAGCTGCCACACAGGCGTCATATGCGCTATGACATTGTCAATCATGCTTTCGTTAGGTTTGACTGCCAGGCCTTTACCGGCGCCCTTGGAACCCTTGGCCTTGACGCCGAGAGCCGGGTTGCTGTTACGACAGCCAGAATCAATCGCGTGATCAAACATCAGGCGCACATTGCCCATAATGTTTTTGACTGTCTTGATTGTGCGGTCTTTCTTCAGCTGGTTCATCAGCTGCAGCTTGATCTGGCCGGCGGTAAGGTCACGCACCTTGTAGCTAGTGAGCTTGTGGTTATCTAGAGTTAGCTTAACAAAGCATCTAGCGTGGCGTTTTTTCTCCAGCATGTTAGAGCGCTTGATCTCGCCATCGTCAAACTCTTGTTGTACGTAAGCAAGGTAGCTGTCGCACAGCTGCTTAAACGTCCAGTCCCAGGCCTGTGAGCTGGCCGGGCTGATCTCGGCTGCAACGTGCTTAGCATAGACCTTGGCCTCGGCCTTGGTTTTGAAAAATTCCTGCTTGCCGTTGTGTACCAGAGCGCGAGTGTCAACGCACCAAGAGGCCTTGCCTTCCTTAGCACGTGAGCGATATTGGCTTACATCTATTTCCATGATTGCCTCCCTTGAGGGCGGGGCCGTTAGGCCACCGCCTGTTTTGTTTTGAGAACCTCTTCTTGCCAGGCTGTCAGCGCGACCTTGGCGACCACACAGCAAAGGCTAAACCTAGTAGGCAGCCCATGTTCCTGGAGGGCTTCCTTTGCGTGGATAGCAATCTTGCCAACCTTTGTGCGGCTATGCAGATCTCCAACCTCAAAGAGCGGCAGCAATTCTTCAGCTACCTCAGCTATTTTTTTGTCAGTGACAAACATTGGTCTTTCTCCCTTTCTTTACCTTACACAACATATATATTGACGTTTTACGTAAAGATCAAGACCGGGAAAGGGAAAAATCCCGCACCCACTTTGGTTAAATTTCATTTTTTTTCAAAATGATCTGTGACCCAGCTGTGACCCAAACGCAAAAAAACCATTGCTTTCGTAATGAAAACAATGGCTTGCGTGGCGGGAGTGACGGGACTCGAACCTGTCAAAACATTGAAGCATTACAAGTCCATACGTGCCACATGAAGCCACATAAAGCAATACGTAATGTTTCAGTTACGCCCAGTTACGCCCAGTTACGTCAGGCACGTGACCCGTTTGTGACCCAGCTGTAAATCAATTTTCATTTGGGTCACAAAAAGTTTGTGACCCGGCTAGGCTTTTTTCTTCTTTTTCTTTGGAAAGCCTGCCTTCATGTTTGCGTAGGCAGCTTTGCTAATTGTGCTTTTAGATTTAGAACGACTGGTGCCGGCGGCGCGGCGCCGATTGATGTTGGCATATAGACCAGGTTTCATGGCTTACAATCCCACTTTCTTAGAGCTTTATTGATACGGCTGTTTGGATCGCGCGCTGTCTTTGCAGATGTCAGCTTTGCTTTCATGCCAGACATACGCGCGCAAAAACTCTTACGTCTAGCAGCTGATTTCGGTGATTTCTTTGCCTGCTTTGCACTAACTGGAGCCTGCAAATTCATGCCCTGCCGGCGAGCTGATTTTCTGCCAGCCTCGTTAAGTCCACCTGATTCACTTTGCCCAGCTGAACGCTGCCACGCAGGCGTCTTAGCCACGCCTGATGGACCCGGTCATAGCGGCCTTTTTAGAGCCCTTGGGGCCGGCAACCTTTGTCATGGTGCCATATACATAGGCATCACGCTTCTTGCCCTTCAGCCCCTTCTTAGCGGCCTGGGCCATGAGGCTTTTCTCTAGTCTCTCAGGCATGGATCAAACCTTTCCTATATCCATTTTTTCTGTCGTAGGTGAGGAGCTCTTTGCGTGGATCTGGCGCCCAGCTGCAGTGAACCCAGCCAGTGTTGCCGCCGCGATAGAACTCTAAAATTAGTTGATCGAAATTTAGGTTGTCGCGTATCCACTCACTCAAAGCATAATTATCAGTGCCGGCAACCTCAAAATCAGCTGCAGCACATTGGCCATCTGTGCAGCAATGCTGTGACGTGATTTTTGAGCCGATCGCAACACACAACTCCGGGCTGCGGAATCCTGACGATACCATAAAGGGTCCGAACTTATCTCTGATGGGCTGCAGTATGTGCTCGCACAGCAGCTCAAGTGCTTCTATCTCATCTGTGTTGGGCAGATTTGGTATGCCCTTTCTCTCAGCTGTCTGGCTTTTGCACAGCTCGTCCAGGGTAAAATTAGTGGATAGCCTCATTACTTTTTCCTGTTTATTAGCTGCAAGCCCTGCTTGCCAAACCGATAGCCAAAAGAGCTGCCGATCACGATGTAGAGCATGTGGTGAAACCAATCAGGAGTGTGTTGGTCGAGAAACACAAACCCGTTTTTTACATACTCTTGAGTCCAAGGCAGGAAGCAACCAGTCAGGACAAGCACAAACCAAATTGTCCAAATTTCATCTTTGATGCTGTCGCCCATGTGATCAGTCAGCCGCTGTTCCATAAGCGTCTGGCTTGTTGCTTCTGTCTCGTAAACTCTGGCCTCAGCTTTTTTCATAGCCACCTTGGCCTCAGTCTCAGCTGCTTTTGTCGCCGCTTTTGACTTGAGCCAGCCGCCAGCCAGCTCGGCTATTGGACCGATCAATGCTTGGATCATTTCCTACTCATCCACGCTGTTGTTCCCATATACGCCCCGACAATGCCGGCGCCGGAAATATAGAAAAGGTTTGAAATCTCGCTGAGCGCATCAATACGCTCGACACTCACCCAAGGGGTAAACATCATTGCCGTGAAGGCGCCCATGCCGATCAGCGTGAACCTTGCCATGCGGAGCTGTGCCAAGCTCTTACGCAGCTCACGCTCTGTTTGTTTCATCGCCTTGGCGTGTTCCAGCTCCTCATCTGTAACGACCCCGTCACCATCCAAATCGTATTGTTCAAAATCGCTTTGCGGCTGCAGCTTCTTCTGTGTCATTTTTGACTCTCCCGAATTGCCTTGAGAGTGTCCCTCATGCTCGGCGGCTTGGGCGCGTCAGGTACAAAGTCACAAAGGTATTCACGCGGAAACCACTCGCTCATTCCAAAGCTCATTGATTCTTGTGTGTTCCATGCGCCTTTATAAACGCACCATCGTTTCCCTTGGAAAACCTCGCAGCCCACCAGCCGGCACACCACATGCTCTGGTTGCGCCTTTGCAGCTTGGCCTTTGAGAAATAATACAAACAGAGTGAGTAATGCGGCAGCTACCACTGCCATCATTATCCAGGCTACAATCTCAACAAACTTTTGCCGGCGCTTCCTTTGCTTGTAGAGAGTTTCCTGTCTTTGCTTTCGGATCGACCCTTCCATCCGCACCAGGTCATCCCATTTTTTGCGGCCAAGCGTCATGGAGATCCATTGTTGCAACTCATATCTCTGTTGTTGCGCTTTCTCCTTAGCTGCAAATGCCTCAATAGCTTCCTGCTCTACAGACTTTCCATTGAAGAGCTTTTTAAATATTGGAGGGTTCTTGGCCTCTTTCTCAAGCATGTCCAAGTCACTAAGCGCGCCCATCCACCTCGACAAATCTGAGGCCATGCTTTCTATATCGCGTCCTTGTGAGGCTCACCCCCCTCCAGCTAAGCCAGAGGGGGGCAAGCCCCAACGGCAAAGCCCTTTTTCAAAACGCCAAAGGCGGCACTGGCTGTTGCCATGCAACTTATCGGGTCCATCAGTAAAGCCTCTGATCAGTGTTGTCTGGGATTTCTAAGGGCAAGCAGTAGGCAGTGATCTTGTCAGTGCCGGCTCGGTAAAACTCATAGTTGCCATAGGTTTTGACCACACGCGCGGCATACCACTGGCAGTCTACTAGGCTGCGGAAAAGCATTTTGTCGTGGATTAGTTTTTTGTCCTCGCCCAGCCCCATGTAAACGGTCAGGACGAAAACAGTGAGCATGGTTATTTGCCTAGAAGGATGCCTATCAGCAGAAGGATTGTGGTGCCAGCAGTGCCAATCATTATATGTTCGATGCGCTTGATCCGCAGGATTGTTTCTTTCCAGCGTTCAGCGCAGACAGCCTCGTGAGTGTCGATCTGGGCTTGCACTGATGCGGCTGTTGGCTTTGTCATCAGTCAGCATCAGCTATGGTTAACTCGCCAGCAGCTACTTGGCGCATGATTTCTGCGTAGTGACGGTTGACTGGGTCAAGGGGTACAAACAATTCTTGTCCATCTGCAACGATAATAATTACTTTATTGTCGTCATTTAAATATTTTGCTGATGTAATATCCATCATTATAACTCCGCATCCAATGATTCAGTTCTATCGTCAAAAGACGCTAATCCAGCACTGTTTGATTCTAAAGAAAGAGTGCATCCATCCGTTCTATTTGCTAAAACAAAACCTGAATATGTGGTAGTAGAACTACGAATGTTAGTGCTGTTTCCTTCTGTTATGACTCCTCTTGATGGATTTGCTCTCATTGACACACCTAACGGACAGTATATTTCAATCCTTTCAAAACCCGCATCAGGATTTCCTCTAAGTTGCATATCGTCATGTACTTGAAAATAGCGTTTACATGCAGCCAAATCGTCTGCAAACGTCCGATGCTCAAACGGTGTGGCTACCTCGCCAATTTCCATTTGTACTCCAGTGATAAAAAACTCACGGTCAGTGCTGTCAAAGAATGATGTTCTGCTACCAGCGTAACGATTAGCATTTGTTTCAGCCGCCCATGTGTTATCTGCAAAAGTACCACCACTGTAAGTAGAGCCGCCATGCAACCAAAAATTAAGCTGTAAAGAGTGTGCATTATCATCATCAAATGCCCCTGTCGTATCGCCGGGGAACGTAAGACTTATTCTATTCCAAGAAGTAGTTACAGAAAAAGCCTGTGTAATTGTGCGAGTGTTGTCTGAATCGCCTATTTCACACACATAAGTTGCTGCAGCGTTACCTTTTACATAAAAAGAAACTGTTACGGGTTCTGCACTTGAGGTGCCTTTTTTCATCTGCTGTAAATCTTGCCCCTCCAAACGTGTGCTTAAAAACGTAAACTCTGCCGCCGCTATAGAAGTGTCTGCCGTTGTGCAGTCTAATTTTATACAGTTAGCAAAACCCGGCAAATCAGTAACAGCAGTTTGAGACATTGTTAAACGTCCTGCCGTGCTGCTTGTGCGTATTGTGAATCTATCTACAGTAAAATAGCCACTTGATGCGCCAATGCCTGTGCTTGACGCATTACGTTGCGCCACGTTCATCGCACCGTTGATGACCATGTTAGACCCACCGATGCCACCCGCATCAGCCGAACCAGCTAGGTTTGCAAAGTCTCTTGCTCTGCTCATTTAAAGCTCCTGTGCATCTACCATATCTTGATAGGATTTTTTGATTTGGTCGCTCCACACCGCATTACAGATGCCTTGCACCTCTGCTGACTCGCCACTGATGTCTGTATCGGCCCATGACCCACTGGCTTTGGTGCTGGGGTGCAAAACGTGTCGTGAAAAGTTGCGGCTAATTTCTGTGCCGTCACGCTCAATCACGGTTGCAGTTCTAATTTGTATGCTGCGGTATGGACCCACACACTCGATTTTGTCTTGTTCTGTTTTTTCTGTTAGAGCCATTTTACTCTCCTATGAAACGACATACGACATTCCTCCAATAAGGTCGGCACCATTTCCAAAAAACGGAATACCATTGTAAACGGATGCGCCAAGAGTAGTTTTGCCAACCATTGTCATATATGACTGACCAGAATTTACATAAAACCCAAGCCAATAGTTGTTTGTCGCAGATGTTGATGAGTAACTTACATAGCCACTCATAGGTCGGCCATTAGAAGCTGCTGCATATGGGAGACCATAAATTACATGGGTGCTTCCATTATTGATTTGATTAATTGAAATCCTAAACTGAACGTGAACAACATTTCCAACTTTGGTGTACTCGCCAAAACGCTCAGTGAAGGTTTCATTGCTGCCTAAGAACGGAAGCCATGTGCCTTCTTCATAGTCGTCAAGAATCTCACTGGTAGTAGTGCCGCTGCTGTCACCAGTTGCAGAAAAATCAATGCCGTAACCGCTATCAAGAAGAATGTGACCAGCAGAAATATCTACATTACCACCAGCCAAGATTTTCATACGTTCTGTATTGTTTGTATAAAATATCATATTTGTATTGGTGGCAGATTGGATGTACATATCTGTGTCCTGATACATCCACGTTTTACCCGTTGAGCCATCTTGGCTTATGAAGACCAGCGCACCGCTTCTGTCATTATAAGTGCTACTGTTACCTTGAAGGGCAATCGTGGGCATACCATGCCCAGCAGAGTATGTTGCTGGACTGCTAGAAGAAATGCCTATGTCGCCAGCCGATGTAAAGCGTACTATCTCGCTGCCAGAACTGCCTCCATCCCTAGCGCGAAATACTAAATCACCTTCATAAGTAGTTTTCCATTCATTGGCTATGAGCCAACGGGCTGCACCGCTTGTTCTAGTTTCTAGTGCCAGACCCGAATACGTTGCTGAATTATCGGTATTGTGAAATCCAAGATAATTTTTATTATCCGTTGCTGCTCCAATATTGTGGTCCGTTGGTATAGAACCAGTTTCACTATATGAAATATGAAGCGGATGTCTTACATCTGATACTCCGATTCCAACATGGCCCTCGTGCCGTATCCGCATTTTTTCGGTAATTGTCGGTGTGGAACTACCCGTTGAAGCGCCTGTTATAAACGCTATGCCAGAACTATCGCCATTATCTTCATACACACCTTTTATTCGTGCCTGTGTACCAGCACTGCCTGTTGAGGAGTCTGAACTTACAAAGTCAATTTGTCCAAGTAGTTCTGTATCAGCACCACTTGTATCTGTGCTTGTTAGTTTTAGGGTTGCGCCAGCGGAGCCTTGAATATCTACATCACCAGTAAACCCAACCGCACCAGCAAACGTACCGCCAGCACTCTTGCTAACCATGTCAGCCGTGGTAAAGCTCTTATAGGCATATATGTTAATTAGGTCATTCGCAGCAGCCCCAGCAGCCAGAACAACGCTAGTGCCGCTAGTTGCTGTAAAGTCAGATGGGTCAAGGATGACCCCGTTCATAACAACTTGCAGATTGTCTACAGTGTAAGACAGAGTTGCGCTGTTATCGTCAGAGCCAGAAAATGTGGTTTGTCCTGCGGTTGCTGTGTACTCATAAAGTATCAGGCTGACATTGCCAGCCGAGGTGGCAGCTATCCAGTTGGCACCATCATAAACACGCATCTCATTTGCAGTGTTGTTAAAGTAGAGCATACCAGCAGCCAAGGCGTTACCGTCTGGGTCAACCGTGGGATTGCTAGATAATGAGCCATGGTATCTGTCATCAAACTGATCGTATGAGTTTGCCGCAGCAGCCGCACTTGATGCAGCAGCAGTCTGACTCGATGCCGCAGCTGTGGCAGATGATGCGGCAGCCGTCTGGGAGCTGGCTGCATTGGTCGCACTGGTGCTGGCCTCAGATGCTTTTGTGGTGGCTGTCGATGCGCTAGTCGAGGCATTGGATGCTTGGGTTGATGCTGTGCTTGCAGAGGTTGACGCATTGCTGGCACTGGTTGAGGCTTCGCTTGCCTTGGTCGTTGCAGTCGATGCGCTGCTTGCCGCATTGGTTGCACTGGTGCTGGCTTCACTTGCCTTCGTTGTAGCTGTAGACGCGCTAGTCGATGCGGAAGATGCCGAGCTGGAGGCGTTGCTCTCGCTGGTGCTGGCGTTGCTGGCAGATGTCGATGCCTCGCTGGCTTTCGTTGTAGCAGTTGACGCGCTGGTTGCCGCATTAGTCTCAGATGTAGCCGCCTCAGATGCCTTGGTTGTTGCTGTAGACGCGCTTGACGCTGCCGCTGTAGCACTTGATGCGGCGGCTGTTTGAGCTGTGGTTGCCGTGGCAGCATCGACAATCAGGTCGTATTTAGCGCTGTTGGCGTTAGTTGTAAGGGGCTGTGAGCCAGAGCTTGTGTGTGCCTCATTTACAAAAAAGATATTGCCAGTGCTAGTGTCTTTGACCAGGTCGCGCACAGCATAGCTTGTCGATGCTGCCCAATCACCTCTGTTCGTGCCGAGCTCCTGGGTGACAGATAGATTCCCAGATGCATCAAACGCAAAGACCTTGTTGGCCCGGTCTGAAGCTGACACTGTAAACTCAGAGTTTGTAATGGTGTTTGTCACAGATGCTTTGATAGATCTGTCCAGCTCTTCCTGCATCTGCTGGGTGACAAAGGTTAGCCGGTCAAGCGCATCCTCATGGCTCTGCGCCGGGAACGGGTCATTTTCAACGTAGTCGGTGCCTTGTGTCAGCGTCAGCTCACGCTGGATAACAACAGTCTCGCCACTGGCCGGTATATTGCCTGAGGTGAAAACGACATTGCCGCCAGTAGCCACCCCGGCATTAGTGACCGTGTAGTGGGTGCTTATGGTCTTGAGCGTTTCTGTGCCGGCGCTAGTCCTGATAAAGACCTTCAGATCACTGTCGGCAAATATCTTGAAGGTATAGGCAAAGGTGTCTAAAGACCCGTTGCCGGAATAGCTAACCTTATTTGCGGTGCTTGATACTGTCATCTCAATACTTCCATAATGTTATCTGCCTGCTTAGATCTTTTGTCGTTTGCTCTTCCAATAAGCTCCAGCAGCTCAGGGCCAAATTCTTTGTCGGACATCATATCGCCTTTCGCCATTTCCCTAGCTGATAGCGTGGCGCTGCGCAGCATCAAGATGGCCTGATCACGGGCCAGCTTGTCTCCGTTGTTCACAAACGCATCGCGGAACTTTTGATATTCCGGCATCCCCACAGTCTGGGTAATTGTTTGCAGGGCTCTCATGCCGGCATAGTCGTGATATCGGGCTTTCAACATTGGCCCGAACTCAATCATGTCATCAAAATTGCTCGGGTGGTCTGTCGGCCCCCATTTGATTGCATCAAACTCTTGGTCGAGCTCAAAGGCCTGTTTGGCGCGAGCGGGGTCTGGGTCCAGCTGGTTTGGGCCGAACTGACCTTTGTAAATTGGGCTGATGATATCGGGGCCAGCTGCTTCGCTAGTGTAGATTGTTTGGCCCCAAAAGTTGCGCCGGGCTGGCAAAGAAGAACTCAAACCAGGAATCTGAGCTCTAAACAAATCTATCTTGTCCTGCGTTGCTCTTACAGTTGGATCTAAAATACGCTCAGCACTGGCGGCTATCCGAGGTGTTAAAGATCTTATAAAATTATCTGCCGTTGATTCACCATAACGAACCGGGTCATTAAGGGTTTTAATTAGGTTGCTAAAGCCCTGCATAAATGTCTTGTTAGTCAGCTGATTGCCAATGACAGCTGCGACAGCCGCATAAACATCCTCACTTTTGTCAGCAGCCATGCCCCCATCATACATTGCCTCAGCTGCATCGGCGGCCAAGCCAATGATTGTCGAAAAAGGCTCTGCTGTTTGATAGCTGTAATATGTATCGCCAATCTTGACAGAGTAGGGCTTCCACCCACTACGCATCATCGATGCGCGCAGGCCTCTATCAGCTGGACCCTTGCCGGTAATTTCTCCGCTTTGAGTAAAGCCAAATATCATGGCCGCAGTCATTGAACCCATAGCGATCCTGGCGATTGCTAAATCTCCAGCAGCTTTGTCAGCCATAGACGCGCCTGGCGCGTTTGCTCTTTTTATGGCCCTGCTGCTTTCGCCATAGGCTATACCTACTGGTGTGCGGTCTAACATAGCGTATTTGAAAGCATTATAAGGCGTTTTGAAGAATGGCAGGAAATACCTCATGCCAGGTATTTTCCGCAGGCCACCAATGTTTTTGCCAACCTCGTCCAGCTCACTTTGTAGCGTCACATATTTAGCGTGAGCGTCTGCCTGCTTTGCAGCGTTAGGCGGTGGGTTGTAAACATATTGAGCAATATGCTCAGCCAGATCATCACCAGTAAAACCCTTCTGCCGGCCTGACCGCATAGCTTGCTCGTAAAGAGACATGCGCTGTGCAACCACTTTGAAAAAGGCATCCTCAAACTCCAGCGCACGGGTTGGCACTCGTCCAAGGGTTGCGAGGTGGCCTAGCCCATCTATGGCGGTGCCTAATGGACCCTGAGCGCCAAACGCCTCACCAGAAAATGCATTGCCTGGGCGGCGCCCTAAACCACCCTCTATCTTGGTGCCAGGAATTACTCTCTCGCCGGTCAAAAAGCCCCGACTTGCAGCTCCCCAGGCCTCTCTCAGCGCCATCATAGAGGCAAACATAGATGCGTGGGCATCTGACGCTGTAGCGCCGCCCTGGCCGCCCATAGCGCGTCTCATGCCACCAACCATAGCAGCGCCATACATTTCCGGCACATGAGCGCCTGTGGTCAAAAACGCGCCAGCAATGTTTTTCATATGCGTAACTGGGTTACTTAAAAGGATATTGATCCATGCCTCATAGACAGCATCAAAGCCCTCTTTAATTTTGAGCTTACTGACCTTTCTAGCAAAGCCAGCCCTGCCGTGCGTTGAGCCGGCCTGATTGTACATTTTGGCAATGTTCCGTATGTCGCCAGAACCACCATACTCATCCAGCACTGATGTCATCATTGCGGCGCGCATCACTGGCTCTTGGCCTGATTGTGCTGGAATCCTAAACTGCGCTAGAGCTCTTGCGATTTCTGTTTGTGAGCCTTTTATCTGCGTTTGCAGCTGGCCTACTAACTCCAGCTGCGCGCGAAACATTAGGGCATCCTCATCTGTTCCTGTCTCTGCTTTTAGCGCCAGCTCATCCAGGTTCTTAATTTCCCTTACAAGCAAATCCCTGGCTGCCAGCATGGTTTCTGCCAAGCCCAGCTCTGACGTGATGACGCCGCCCTTTTCCCTGGCTAAGATATTACGCGCTAGATTTTTTGGGCTTGTGCCTAAAAGATTTGCAAGATCACGGGTCGCCGTTTGTGTCATTTCTCCGCGCGTGGCATCAGTGATCTCGCTGCTGTAGGTTTTGCTGATGGCCTCTATGGACGCCAGCACACGGCCCTCGTTTGGGATCTTTTCATCCCCTGCAGCCCCTACCGCACGAAAGTCAGTAAGCAAACCATCCTCACCAACCTGGACCGGCTGATCGCTGGTAAAGTCCTGTATTAGCTCTTCATCAGGTTTGCCGAATTGTGGTGACGGGCCTCGCTCATACGGCGCGGTCATTGCTTTAAGCTGTGCCTCATAAACAGGATCAACCGGCACTGCATCTGTAGCAATCTCAGGGGCTGCCGGCTGTGGCTGTGACTGCAGCTCGCGCAGGCGCTGTTGAGCCCTGTTGAGGACCGGGCCACCCACTGCCTTGCCTAGCGCGTCAAATAGCCCAGCAGTCTGCACGGGCTGCATTTCATTGCCCTCTAACGGGCGCAGTAAATCGCCCTGCAAGGCCATGCCCTCAGGTGTCTTAGGATCTGTAAGTGCCATGATTTTCCCAGCAAAAAGGGCGCCTCACAGCGCCCCTAATCTATAACAACGTACTATAATTCTGAGGCGTTGGCTACACTGGTAACATCATCTTGTGTCATTACAGTTTGTGCAGCCCCCGTATCTAGCAAAGTCACACCGCCAAGTGACAGCAGCGGTATGGAGCCCTGCATGAATTTTTTGAACACCTCATCCTTTGATTGGTTTAATGCTTGAGCAGTGACATCAACACGCTCATCAATTAGTTCCACAATCGTTTTAGGGGCAGACCCTAAGCCAGTTTTGTCGCCGTTGGCAAACCATGATAAAGATTGTGCCTCGGCTGGCTGGACCCCTAGTTTTTTGGCTACATTCATGTAAATGTCAGAAAAAATGGCATATTCAGTTTGGACTGGTTCACCATTAATTTTTTGACTTGCGAGCGTGTCGTCAATCATATTTGCAACATTTAGTGATGATGGGTCAGCCTCATACTGAGCTCTAAGTTCTTTTGTCTTTGCCGCTGTTTTGCCGCCAATAAATTGGATCGGTACAGAGCCTGGCTCAATTTCATTCATGGCGCTGAATACAGCGCGAATAGCATGAGTGTCGGCTGTGACGCCGGCATGGTTGCCGGCCACATTCTCAACAAATGTAGCTGGCTTAGGATTAGTGTTAAAATTAAATCCCCCAGCGGCAGCATCATCAACAAGCCTTTGATGTATGCCGCCTGGCCCAATCATCATTGGGTAGCCTTTTTCGTTGATGCCATCACCACCAGGGCCAATCATATCTGACAAATTCAACCCGGCTTTTTGCTTTGCTGTCACCAGGCTTGCGCTTCTGAGGTTATCTTCTGTCTTTGTGCGAGGGCTTGTGGCTGCATAGTTTTCTGCAAACTTGCGGAGCTGCGTTCTAGCTCTATCTTCTGGGATGCCAAGCGACACAGCCTTATCAATGATAGGCCCAGTGTGATAGAAAAACTGCACGTTTGTGCCGACAAAGGGTTTAGCCCGATTAGCCAATACCGTAGCAATTTTGTCAGACATCTCAATTACTTTAGCACCACGATTAAATTTAGGTAAAGGCTTCCCCTCTGGTGCTCTTGGAACGGGTGTTGGCTTCTGCTCAGCAGTGGTTTTTTGATAGTCCAACTCAAAAAGCGGCTGGTCATTTCTAGGCTGAACCCGTTTTGCCGGGGCCAATTTCATTTGTTCAGATCTTGCATCAAGAACTTTTTTCATTTCATCGGTAGAAGGCCTGACACTGCGCCCAATCATTGATAATGTTTCATCAATCATCGGCATTGGATCAACGCCAGTATTGAGCTGGACGCTTGTATCCTGGGCTCTTTCCAAAGTCCTGGCGTCAGCTGCCTGGCCCAGCTGATCGATGCTATCGCGCACAGCTCCTGCTATGGCCGGTGCGTTTTTGACCACTTGGTCAACGCCTTCAGCCAACGCGCGTGTAGCCCCAAAGCCGAGAGCCGCTTGTCCAAAAGTTTGTCCTAAATCAAATTCACCTTGGATTCCGGCTTGCACGTCAACATTTTGCCGCATTAGGTCGAAAGCCCCGGTGTAGCCAGCGCCCTCATAGGCTGCCAACATTTTGGGATTAAGAGATCCTTGCAAGAAACGCGAGAAACCTTGCTTGCTCATTTGCTTGGCGCCGGCAACACCCAATGTTCCCAGGCCTAGTGTGCCTAGCCCTATATATGTGGTTGGATCTGTGGCTATACCTTTAAAAAACCGCTTTGTGCCGTTCCAGCTCATGCCGGGCAGGCGCTCATAATCCTGGAACAGATGGTGCATTGCCAGCTTGGTCATGTCGTCCTGACCGTTCAGCTTGACTGTGTTGACGGCCATGCTTGAGAAATTGTGATTCATCTGACCAATGAACTCTATGCCCCATTGTGCATATTCTTCTGGCGTCTGCGGCTCTCGCGCGCCACGTGCCATGTTCCGGCCTTTCAGATCTCTGTCGCCCCGGAAGGTCTCATAAATGCGCTGACTGGCGGCAGCCCAGTTGGAGCCAGTGGGTGAGCTCATATCTATCAGCTCGCTCTCATCAAGCTCCTCAGCTGTGTTGGTCGGCATGACATCTTTTTTAAGGATGTAGTCAACATCCAGCTCAATGTCTGATGCGTCCTGGATAGCCTTGGCATATCTGCCATTTGCCATTCTGGCATCTAGCCGGCTGTTCGCAAATGAGGTTAGAAAATCCACTAGCTTGTCCTCAGTCTGTCATCATCGCCTTTTAGCCACTCTTTGATAAAATCAAATAATCCGGGACCATCTTGGTCCTCTGTAGTTGCGGCGGCATCTGCTGCCTCTCTAAGTGCCTGGGCGTTTTTTCTTGCGATCGATTCAATCTCGCCAATGGTTTCAAACTCTAAGGCTTTTTGAGTCTGATTAAGGTTACTGTTTCTTACCACTATATCAGCCTTTGCAATGTCCTCCGGCAGCCATTGGCTGGCCGGTTTACCGACTGCCTCACGCACCAAAGTGGCTGGCGCAAGAAAGTTGAGCTTTTGGTTCATGGACCGACCAAACATATCCTTCACTTGATTGTATGCCTCTTTTCCTGACAGGCGCATGTCAGGGTCACTGGTCAGCTCAAAGTATGTAGCTAAGGCGTCTGCCCTCCTAGCTTGGTCGCCAAAGTCAAATCTAGCTGTAAGGCCCGCATCTTGCTGCAAAAGCCTATTTAGGACTTTTTCATATCTTTTGATTTCTTCGACCTCAGGGGTTTTTGCCTTGGTTGATTCTGCAAGTGATATGACCTTCTCAAGCGAGCCTTGCGTAATCTTTCCATTCGGACCCAGCGCGGCTGCGGCCGTGTCAACGAGCTCATTTATCTCAGCTTCTGTTTCTGCTGCTAAAATTTGTTGCCGAATATCTGTTACAAACTGCGCGTCATCGACAGGCGCATCACCGCCGCGCACCAGCTTAATCAAGGCGTCTGCTGCCGGCTCCCGGATGTCTCCTTGTGACAGTGCCTCACTAATATCGACCTCTGTCGGCATAGCTTGGATCTGAGCATCTGTGGCGTTCTCCATACTGCCGGCCCGGAACCTCGCAAAAAAGCCACTTTCAGTTTCTTCTTGTCTCTTTTTAAGTTTTTTAGCGTCAGACGTTTCTTTCTTTTCCGCTTCAGTTACAGCGCGCCTAAATAATTTGTCTGATATTGATGTTGCTTTTGCTGTCAGGCTGGTGCGTGTTTCAGCGTCCAGGCCTTTATATTCCTTGGAATCAAGCAGCTTTAGGATGACTTGATCAGCCAGCTCAGCGTTACCAGACAGGACAGCTGAGTTGAGCTCAGAATTGACTTGTGTCTCAGCAATATCACTGCCGGCAGATTTTCTGTTTTTTAACGCTGTTTGCTCATCGATAAGGCCCAGCTGGGCCATGTAATCATAAAGGCCCACGCCTTGTTTGTTGTAGTTTTCAAACAAAGCTATGTTTGCAGCGTTGACATCGCTGGGGCTGCCAATAGCTGCCCTTTCCTTCAAACCGTCTGCTGTCGCGTAAAATTTTGCTATGTTGCGGTCAATCAAATTGTTCCGCGCTATTTTCATAAAACCCAGGCGGCTGCTCTCGTAAATAGTAGAAAACTGGGTCGCTATCTGGCTTTTTACCCGCGGATCTGTAACGCCCTCCATAGCCATCATGCGGATTGGCGCCATGCTGGTATCGAAAAAACTGGACGCCTGGCCGTTAGTCTCAAAAACTCTGTTTTGATTGTCGGGGTCTAAAACAAAATCTTGGACTGCCTTGGTTGCCTGCGCCACCCGCCCGGCAACCTGGCCGGCTCGTTCTGCCTTTTTTTCTGCTTCATAGAATGATGCACTGATTCTAAAGGCTGTGTCACCCAGCTGGGCCAAAGCCCTGCCTGGCGCAGCCAAAGCATTTGGATTTGCCTGGACAGTCATTGGCTGAGCGCCGACAGCTGCTGTACGTTGCGTCTGCTGGCTGTATGTAGGAACTCTCATCAGCTTATCCTTGTGCCTGGCCAAAGCCTTTTAGCAAGCTGGAGCCTGCGCTAATAAACGATGATTTCCTGGCAGCAGAGGCATAAAGATTATTAAGGTTGGCTTGCATCCTTTGTTGCAGCGCGCTCTCTTCTTTTTGCTGCTTGCCGACTTTTGCGTTGTACCGCCGAACCGCAATTTCCTCATCTGCCTCAGCTGCATTAGCCAGGGCCACTTTTAGCGGGGTGCCGCCGCTTGCTATCCAGCCATTATATCTTTGTGCCTGCTGCGTTGCCGCCTGGAGCTTTGCAAAGTCGCGCTTGAACCTGACAATCGCGTCCTCGTTCTCCAGAATGAGCTGCTCGCCCTCTTGCTCGGCCACAAGCGCATTTCGCTCATTTATCTGCGCGTTGTAGTTATAAGCCCGTGCTTGGGCTCTGCCTTGTTGCATTGCGCCAACAGCACTCACTGCGGCGCTGGCAATCATCAACTCTGGTCCGGCCATTATTTCACCTTTGCATAACGATAATAATCACGACCATCAACGCCATAGCCGCGCATCAAGCCCTCGTTTTTGAAATCTAAATATTCGGCAAATCTGACTGCCTCGTCCCAGTCGGCCCTTACAGCGGCCTGGACGCGGTGCAGCTCATTGGTTTCTATAATGTCATCGAACCTGGAGCGTATCGCTTTGATTACGCCGATCGGCTTTTCTCTGATGCGCCAGCTGCTGACAATCCAGGCCTCGCCAACACCCAGCCATAATTTTTTGATACCGGCAGAACAGATAACGTGGCCGTTATCAAAGGCTGTGTAAGCCATGCCGGGCTGATCTAGCCCGCTGCCAAACCCAAAATAGCGCTTATAATCCTCTGGGTTTTGGTCATTGGTGCGCTCTTTAATAATGTGATCAACGTGATCAGTTAAATATGGGACTATGTTCATTAGCTCTCAAATGTGGTTAGGCGCGGATATAGCGCCAAGATGGTAAGTGGCAGGGGCTGGTCTTGCTGGACAACAATGCTGGCCTCGGTCTCATACCCTCCCCTAAACTCTATTTCTTTATCGCCCGTAAATAATGGCGTGGCAGTATCCATGACGTTTGCACTAGATCTGAAAGGCACGATATCAAGCTCATTCTCGCTGCTTCCTATCTTTGCCCCAACCGACCTATACAAACGCATGGTGACGCCGTGTACGCGCTTTATACGGCCCTGGGCGGTGCCTTCAGTATCGCCGGCCTCTAGGCGCATAGTTTCCATCGTTGAGGTGTAGTTAAGGCCTATATGAGCGACCTCAGCTGCGCGCTCTAGCGTTATGGAGCCAGAGCTCACCGTTTTGTCTGGGTGCGTGGCGCCATTTGCCAGGATGCTGACTGTCTCGCCCTCTAGGTGCGTCAGACCGCTGATTGTTGTGGCAGCTGCGCCGGAGTAGGTCAGGCCGCAATCAACAAAGAAGGCATCATTTACATCCGATCCAAAATCATAATTAGACAAATACTCGACATGGCGCACAGTGCTGCCGTTGATGTAGCGCTGCACGATGACATAGATGTCATCCTCGTCCAGATCGCCCGGCACCGTGGCAATACTTTCAACCTTGGCATGGGTCAGGATTTTATCAGTTTGCTCAGTGGCTGGCGCAGATGTCAGCGCGACAATGTCATTGGTAAAATCCAGCGAGCTTGCAACCCGGAACTCATTGTCGGAGATCTTTTGCACAAAATATCTAGTGTTTTCTGCCAGGCCGCCAATAGCCGTGCCAGGTGTTTCATAAAAGATGAGATCGCCTGTTTTGAGGCCATGTGATGCTGAATAAATATTGGAGTTAGCAATATTGACGCCCTGGAAAAACTGCTGCGTGGTATCACTGCCTGGCGCAGAGTACAGCGTGATTGCCGTGCCGGCAGAGGCATTTGCTGCGCTGGATGCCAGGCTGATTGTATTGCTATCCACACTTATAACAAAATAGACGCTTTCATTATCAAGCCCAGTGATCGAATTGCTGCTGGCGTTATAGTAAATTGGATCGCCGGTTGTCAGGCCGTGGCTAGACAAGGTGATGCGATTATTGCTTGTGTTTACCGTGGTGCTGTTAGCCGTAAAGCTGATGCTTTGCACAGTGATTGTTTTGCCGGTATCTGATTTGCCGCCAAAAAGATGCTTATGAAAAGCAATCACATTCTCTTCGCGGCGGTATGTCATGCCGACCAGCCGGCCATTATCCAGGACCAGCCAGACCACATTGTCTGGCTCTTGCTGATGCGCTATCTCAACAATGCCGCTATCTGTTATGTGTTCTGCCAGTATCGTTAGATCAGGCGCCTGATATGAATCCGTATCGAAATTGTAGACCAGCTCGCGGATCTTACGCTTGGCGCGCTGTACAAAGAGCGTGACGTTACCGACTTGCACTGGCTGGATATTGGCAGAGCCATATGAGGCCTGGCGCTTGATTTGTGCGTTAGTCGGGCTGAGCGGCTCCGGGCCGCCTGATGCTGTAACCGCAAACTCACCGCCAGACGTGCCGACAATAAGCGCTCTGCTAGATGATAGGTAGCGGATGACGTTGACCTGGTTAGATCCAATAGTATAGATCAGCGCATCGTCAGCATCGATGCCATCAGCAAAATCTTCAAAGTCACCGGCCACACTAAAGAATATTGTTTGGGGCTGCGCCGTTGTATTGGCAAAGGTCAGCCGTTCCTCATAAAACGCGACAGCTGCCGGAAAACCTGTTGTGACCGAAAAAGCGCCCAAGGCAAAATCTGTGTCAGCCTCTAGATCACCCGCTATGGTAATGCTTTGGCCTGCGCTCTCATCGGTTACATCAACAGATGGCGCAAAAAGCATTGTGTCCTCGGTGACCTGGACAAGCAAAATAGCGGCCTGATTGTTCCCGCTAGTGCCGGCCCCGGTGGTCGTGACCTTCATGCCTTTCTTAAAGCCTTCTTTTACAAAATTACCAGCGGTATCTGTGATGCGGTCATTATGCTCCAGGCCCGTGGCTGATGGGTCGCCTTCGTGAAATGCCAGTGTGGTGGCTGTCATTGATGGCATCAGCTCACTTCTGCGCTCAACATTTTCCTGCACAGTTGCTGTGACCACGGTGGCTGAGGTAAAGGCAGTGATTTTGGCAAAGCCATCATGCAGCCTGATTATCCGGCCAACATCTGTTGAGACAAACAAACTAGCCGAGGCTGTGACTGTTACGCTGCCTGTCCTGCCATTCGCCAGAAGCGTTGTGTCTGTGATGTTGTCATCCTGCATTGGACCCCGGCGAAAATCCACCTGGGTAAATGTCCAGGCAGTGTCGCTAGTGCGGGTAATCTTATAGACGGGATGGCTGGGATGTACGATGTACATCACGTCAGCTGACTGCACATATTTTAGATCTGGCAGCTGCGCTGTTGTATAGACTGTCGTGACCTCCACCGGGCTACCACTGGACACAACCGTGCCGCCATCCTTGTGGATTCTAAAATACTCATTGCCAAATTCCAGGGCGTAAGTCTGTTCGACATTGAACTCAAAAGGTATCAGCCGGGTTTTTGCAGATGCAGTCTTGACGGCGCGCACAAAGATAGTGCCTGGCCGCCGTGAGGCACCACCATGAGGATGCACCGTAAAATTCTCCAGTTTCCTGCTGCCCTGGAAATATTTGACAATGTCCGTGCGGCCATCCAGGCGCGGCGAGAGCTCACCGGCTGTAAAGTTATTGAGGGCTGGACTGGCTTTTGTCATTAATATCTGGATCTGATAAAGGTATCAGCCTCAAGAGAGCCGGCAGCTGCAACGCTTGTAACGCTGGCCGGAGTGCCTTCTGTTGCATCGACAAAGCGCGCCTCTGATAGCTTGGTTGTGTAGAGCTGGTTCAGCGTCTGTGTCAGCGTGGATGAGCCGACAATGTTGTAGCTCACGTCAGCTGCCAGGGCTGTGGCTATGGTCTCTGTCAGCAGCGTGTCATATTGCTGTGGGTCAGTGATTCGCCCTACATAAACGAGGTTTACAACAGCCTCATCTGTCAGGATCTTGCGGCCCTCGACCCGGTAAATAATGTCGTGAAAATCAAGATGTAGGACGCGCAAGCAAAACGGATCTGTCGGCAATGTAAATGCGTATGCGAACTCAAAGGCTGGGGCATCGCTGTCAGCTGCTAGTTTTTTGCGTGTGATCAGGCTGTTCCAGGGATGGGCTCTGAACACCATGTCCCGGACAAATTCGTAGCGCTGGTTTAGGACACGCGCCGCCTTGCTGTCCTCGGTCAAAGCAGTGATGTTTGCTGCCCCGATCTGGTTCAGTGCGCTGTTACAGATATCAACAACAGATGCCATGAGTTTCCCTCAAAGAAACGGCCAGCCCATCTCTGAGCTGGCCTATCTCGGTTAGTTTACAACGTAAACGATGTTGAACGACATGGTGCCGGCAGTGCCACCAGTTGCGTTAAAAGTCACCGCAACATAGTAGTAATCGCCAGGATCAGTCGAATCACCAGCAAGCTCATACACTCTCTGGCCGGCAGTGTTTATGTCTGCCGCCTCAAAGCGTACATCAGCCATTGCAGCTGCATCGGCCACTGAGGATGCAAAGACATCTTCGTCTTTGACAGTCCCGTCAGGCAGATACAAACCTACGTTGAAAGTGCATGACCCACCGAATGTATCGGTGCCGATAAACAGCTGCGGGATCGTTGCATGGCTTGGTATTGGCGCCAGCATGACAATGTCATTGTCAGTGCTATCACCAGCAACAAGCTCAATGGTGCCTTGAGCAACGCGGAGCTCACCGCCAAGCAGTGCCGCATTGTTAAACACCTGTGGGCTGGCTTCAAAGTTAGCAACCAGATCTGAGTTTTTAGTTGTCATAACAAGCCCCCCTACGCGCTCTCATCGCAATCGATTTGAACGACCTTTTCCTCTTCCATCCGGGTCGCGCCGAACTGGGCGCAATAATAAACCTGGGTAGAATAGGATTTGTCAGATCTCTCATCGATACGACTGGTTACGTCTTTACCTACTGCCAGTTTGACGCCGTCCTCGGCCCAGGCAAAGCAGGTGCGAATGTTGCCAGATTTGGCAAGGCGAGTGGTCACATGGAACTGGAAACCCATGAATGTGTTGATCTCACCCTGTACAAGCGCCTTTCGTACCACTTCGGTTTTCACCGCCAGCTCTCGCTGTTCGTGGTCTGGACTTTCTCTTGACCATCGCCCTTGGCGTTACGGCCCTGCCCGTCAAGTCTCTACACCTTCCCATTTCTGGGCTTGGCTCGGGATTAGCATTTTAAAGCCTTCCCCGAATTTGAGCAGTTTTCATCTGACCATTTCTGATCAGATAGGCAAAGTGTTTACCGTATTGAAATCGCTTGATGTTACAGAGGTGGTGTTCAACAACGCCTCAATTTGGTCTGGCCCCAGGGCAATATGCCTGGGTATTGATGGATCAACTGAACCAAGGTCAAGGATCTTCTTGGCCTCAATCAGCTTAGCCACGCTCATATCAGCTGAGCCATTGGCTATCTGGTTAGCAGCAAGCATTGTTGTGCTTGACGCTCCAGCTTTGCCGGTCAGTGACGTTCCTGTGGCTGCCGCAATGATGGCATCGTCCATAGCACGACCCATCGCAGCCGCTGCCGCACGGGCATAGGTGCTTGTAGGGTCGATAAGCATCTGAACTTTGTCAGCATCATCGATTAGGTCAGCCCACTCGTAGGCATCCATAGTCACCATCCGGCGGCTATGTGGGGTATCAACCATCGGAGTATCCTGATGGCGTGATGTGCGTTTTACCGCTGCAGCTGCACCGACCTGGTCGAAAAAGGCTTTCTCGCCAGTCACTGATTCCTCAGACACGCCGCCCCGTAGGATGGAGCCGGTCTGCTGAGAAAGCAGCTGTACATTAGTGCTAAACTGCTGGGAAAACGCGGTTGTGATTTGAGTGCTCATAGCACCCTCCTTTCACTAAGCGTTTACAAAAGATCGCTACCCAACAGTGTGTCGGACGAAAGGTTTTGCAGTTACAGTTGCGCTGACCGGGGCTATGCAGCTTGTCCGGGTTTCTTACTCTGGGGTTTCGCCAGCTGGGCCTGGGGCTTATCAACTGGCAGTATGACCCATTGTAAATTTTTTTCTGCTTGCTCTAGAGGATTGGCTATTATCGCAGCTGAGCCTGTCTCCAGGGTTAGCCGCAGCACCTCCAGGCGCAGCATTGCATCATCATTCGACAAGGGAGAGCTCCCTTAATCTAAAAACTTCCTGGACAGTCCAGTCATGCTGTGGGTGCCGCTGGTCCCAGTATGGGCCTTTTGGAGCCATGAGCTGGTCTATCTGTCCCTGTGCCTCGGATGGCGTCAGTGATCCGCTAGACTTGATGCCCTCCAGGCTGTCCTCACCGATTTTCGATGCAATAAAATCGCTTATATTGACCATTGTCCTGATGAAATCAGGGTGGTCTCCCACCGTGCTGCCATCAGCCAACACAAGCTCTGATAGCGAGCTGTGTTGGTATGATTCGCCGTTCTCAGCGTAGGCAGTCACCATAGTTTCATCTGGTGCAAATTGTGTAACAACACCAGCTGCAGCGCTTGCCTTGTCCTCAAAGGCGGCGCCATATTCCTTTTTTAGCTGGGTTACGACTTGTTCCTGGCTAAATTCTGGCGCTGGTGCTTCATCCAGGCCAGCCTCGGCTGCATAGGTGTTATATTCGTTTAAAAGATTTTGCGCCTGCCCTGGCGTTAGGCCGGTTTTGTGGGCCACGCCCTTGAACCAGCCAAGCATCTCTTCATTGGCCTCTATGCCTTCGCCCGGCTCATTTGTGAGCTCGTAAGCCTCTGCGCTTTCTGGCCGGCCTAATTTATCCCAGACCGGGTTCCAGTCATCCTCTGTCGCAAATTTACCCGGTATGGCTATCTTATCCGCGCCAATCATCGACTGCGCGTGGACAAAGCCCTTAGCCAGGCCGCCTACATCCTTTATTGTTGAAAGTGATTTATGTTCCCTGATGTCCTCAGGAATCGCTGAGCGCCAGTCATCTGGCACAGACGGGGCTACCTCATTTGAGACCACCGCTCCCTGTTCTTCACTCATTGTCAATCATATCCTCTATCTGTTTACGATCTCGCAGCATTGATTTGATAAAAAGCACCACCGTGCGCTGCCCTTCGCGGTAGGCTGTCTCGTATGGATCTGGTGAAAAGGTTGAACTATTTTCACAAAATCTCACGCCCAGATCCTCTAAAAGCTGTTCGCCTTGATCTGACGTGAACACTTGCTTGTAGAGCGTTATCGTGTCCTCTGGCGTCATTGCTGGTCACTGACTGCGCGGATGAACGGAGCGCCCTCACCGGCTGCCTGAGCCGCTTGCATGGCCTGCTGCATCTCCATCTGCTGCTGCTGTTCAGCTGCCCTTTGCTGGCGTATCCTAGCAATCTCATCCTGACCCCTGACTGCCGTTGCCGGAACCGAGAGAACCTTGACCAGATGCTTTACAAACCCGTCAGCATCGATGTTGTCCAGGATGCTTGGATCTAGCTGTACCATTGGCTGCATAAGCTCCAGCAGGCGCATTGCAGATTGGATGTCACCCTGGCGCTGCGCTTTTGCCAGTGGGCTCACATATTCGATATCTATTGTTGTATCGCGCATGAACTCAGGTGCTGGCCGGAAAACCTTGCGCTCAGTCAATATACCGAACACCCGGTTGATTAATGGCTGCAGCAGCTCGGCCTGCAGCCTGCCAAGCACAGGGCCAAGCAGGCGCATCTTTTCTTCTGTCCTTTGCACAACCTCGGTTGCCGTCATCTGCGGCCCTTGGCTCAGGATGAGCTGATCGACAAAGAAGGCTGATTGTATGGCTTTGCGGCGCTGCTCTTCCATTTGCAGGCCCAGCGGGTTGTTTGCGCCTATATTGAGCGGCTCCAGGCGGTCCCTGGTGCCTGAGCGGTAGAAATTCAGTCCACCCGGAACAGTGCGGATGGGAAGGATGAACCCATCATCAGGTACGAGCAAGGGAGGATCGACCTGTTTTTGCGCTGCCCGGATGGTTACCTCAGACATCTTGTTGATCATTTTGATGTCTGGTAGGGCGGTCATGGCTGGTGATCTGCCATATCCAATCTCAAAACTGGCCTTGAGGAACCTTGGCGCCATATACGGGAAACTATCAAAGCCCTTTTCGCGCAATGCTGTTTTGGCTTCCGGGTCCAGATATATCGATGCAAAGGCCTTGTTTTCGCTGGTGAGCTTGGTGATATCCCGATCCTGGCGTGGGAACACCGCATGGATCAGGGTCACCAGCTCATAGGGATTCTCGGTGTCTGTCTTTTGTATTTTTTGTGATAAATTGTCGATGCCGAACTCATTAACCACAGCCCTGGCCGGCATCTGGAACTTGCGAAACACCGTATCTACACGGCCCGTTTCATCTTCTGATATATAACATTCTGCTATATGTCGCGTTGAGAACCTGACATCAAACTCATCATCATCCTCGACAAAGATCACGCCTGTGCCAAATGTAATCAGATCGTGGTAGAGCTCATGGATCTGCTCGGCAAAATTAGACCGGGCAAAGGCTGTATACATGGTCTCTTCTACGGACAGCAGATATTCCTTGGCCTCATCATTGCCCTCTAGATCAGGGTCCAGATAGCGCAGGCTAAACCATTTTGTAGACATATTGGTCAACATGCCGTGCAGGCTGGCGCTCAGCAGCTCAGCTGCATGGATGGCTGTGCTGTCAAACACAAGCTCGGTGCGCTTGTCGCCCGGTGATCTTTTCTTTGTCACGTCAGCTTTACGCGGCACGACAAAGTCAGCAATCTCCTGCCAGTGGCTCTCCCAGGTCTGCCTTTGCGATTGCAGGCTGGAGAACCTTTTTAGCAGAATTACTGCTTGTTCATCGATTGTTGCCATTTATTGTCCTGTCAGTGATTTTTTCTGCACATTTTTGCCTTTGCCGGCATAGGTCTGTGATCCCAAGATAGATCTGCCCTCACCGGCCCGGCCTGGACGCTTGCGCCGTTGTGGCCCAGCTTCCTCGCCCCTGACAACATCGTCAGGATCGCCATCGCCGCTGGTATCTTCTGGCTTTGGTGACCCTGTTGGCGGCGGTGTTGTTGCCGGTGGGTCATCAGCTGGTGGGTTATAAACATCTGGTAAGGTCGGATCTGGCCCAGGATCAGCCGGTATTGTGGGCTCAGCATCAGGATCATAGCCGGGCGCGCCAGGCCTTTTTGGCTCTTCAATGTCTGGCTGGTAACCGCCATAGGGAAAATCGCCCGGCGGTGTGGTGTCGGCTATAGAATCATCCGGCATTTCCGGCAGCACCGGCTCTGGCAATGGGCGCTCCGGCTCTTCTATGTCCGGCACATAACCTTCGTAAGGCATATCTGCGACAGGATCATCTACCGGCGGCCTTGCTTCAATCGGCGGTGTGTTATCGGGTATTACTGGCGGTATATCGACAGGAATATCTGGCTGAACCGGCTCTGGTATTGGACGCTCTGGCTCTTCTGCATCCGGCACATAGCCGTCATATGGCATATCTGGTGTTGTGCCAGGCGGCAATGTAAAGCCCGGATCATCGTCATCATCATCGTCATCAATATCTTCATCCGGGAATGTATCCGGGAAATCAATATCAATCGGATCAGGATCTGGCTGTGGGCCTATCTGGTCCGGCGGCCTTGTCCCTGGATTATCAGACGGTGGCTCAGGCTCAGGTTCTGGCTCAGGCGCCGGAGGAGGTGGAGGTGGAGGTGGCGGCGGTGGTGGGGCCGGCGGCGGTGTTGTTGGAACTCCGGGCGGTTCTTGATTGTCGCCCGGATCTGGTGCGGGGCTATCGCCCCCATCTGATGGACCGCCACCCCCCATTGTCACTTCATCTTCTTTGCGCCGCCCAGGAGCGACTTATACTCAACGCTATCCTCATTAAGGACGCCTTGAGGGCCAGTCACCTGGGTCTTTTTCTTGTTGACCTTTTTCGGGTCTTTCATCTTTGCATCCGTATCAGCTGCAACAGCTGAGGCCGGTATGGCTTTTGCCGGTGGCGGTGGTGGAGGTGGTGGCGGGGCTGGCGATTTGCTGCCCCCGAACAATCCAGACATGGTTAAGCTCCTACATATCCAAGTGGGTTATAGTGCGAATCCGCAAATGCTTGCGGGGGTCTATCGGTTGCCCTGGCGTCCTTGATACCAACCGCCAAATAACGAAAAGCATCCGCAGCATGTGACGACCAATCGTGAACAGGGGTATTACGAAAACTTCTAAGTCTCTCATTGTAGGCTCGGTGATACTGCCGTAAGGCTTCGAGCCCCGGTTTTGTGAGCTCCGCATCAAACCAGCAGCGTGGTATAAGCATCTGTGCAGCATGGAGCCCATCCTCGACAGGCAGTTTTGGAACCACCCTAAAATTTATTCCTAGATCCCAGGATACCTCGCGCCGGCTCTTGCCACTGCCCAACTCTCTGACCTCAATGTCATGCGGCGCGTTATGGCTCCCATACAAATATTCTTTTTGCTGCAAAACAGCAGCGTAATGGGGCAAGCCCTCGCCCCTGTTCTCGTAAAAGTCGATCACATGCACAGCCCGGCCAACGCTTTGGGTAAACCAGATCGCCGTGCTATCGCCTATGCCCAGATCCCACCAGGTATCAACCCGGTATGCCGGGTCATATGGCACACTGCTGATGCGCCCCATTTCATGGATCTGCTGCAGCTCTTTGCCGAAAACAGCACCTGGCACATTAGCCACCCATGAGCACTCAAATTCCTGCTGGTACTGGTCAGCTGACATCATGGACCTGGCGGCATCCAGCTCTTCTGCATCCAATATGCCGGTCTCACTGGCCTTGTGGATCGCCGTGTACCATTCCTCCTGGCTCTCAGCAGCCGTATAAAGCTCATAGAAGGCGTTGTGGCCCTTGGGTGTACCAATGAACAGCGCCTTGCCCTTACGATCGCTCAGCGCCGGCCTGATGATCTCAGGGAACAAGCTCTCCGGCATGTCAGCCATCTCATCAAGAACGGCCATATCCAGGTAGATTCCACGGAGTGAATCAGGATTCTCAGCACCTAGCAGCTGTATCCTTGCACCATTGGGCAAGTCACACCTCAGCTCAGTCTCATGGAAGCGAACCATAGGTATCTTGCCGGCGAACTGTTTTAAGTAATCCCAGGCCACAGCCTTAGCCTGCCGATAGGTGGGCGCTATGTAAGCACAGCGAGGGTTGGTATGCTGGTTAAGCACAGCTTCCCTTAGCAAGTGATTGATAGCCATGACTGTCTTGCCAGCTCGGCGGTGTAGCACGACTACGCCCCAGCGCTTCTCGGACAGCTCAGAGTGGATCTGAGCCTGCAGCGGCCTTGGGGAATAGGGGATTTCGATGTTCATTAGAGACAGGCTCTTGTCAGGGTTTATATACGTTATAGACACAGCGCCCGGTCTTTTGGGGGGCCGGGGGTGGTCGCCAGGAAATCGAGACATTGCAAACGGGTACGTATCCCGCACCCACTTGTAGGCTAGCCGGGCATCACAGAGCTCTGGGTCACAGCTGGGTCACAAGATCAGCTTTGTAAACTAAAATCAGGTTGACATATGCCTTGTGCGCGCGAGCCCTGCCACTGGATGACAGCACTGCACCACTCAACCACTAGCCTGCACGTCAGCATTGCCCCAGCTCAGCGTGATCGTACCGCTCGTCTGCTTGCTGTCCTCAGCCTTGTCTCGTAGCCCCAGTGGCTGCATCTGCCTTATGTGCTTGTCCTTATGATCTGCCTCTAACCTTCTACGCTGTACCTCAGCCATTGCTAGCTTAGGATCGCTTGGCAACGGTGCCTCGACCAGGTCAATGATCTGGTCACGCATGACCTCACACTGCAATGACCTGGCTGTCCTATAGCTTGTGTAAGCAGCCTCATCCTCTTGAACATGGCGCAGCACTGTCCTCCACGATGGCAGCTCGCTGTCATCGTTGCAGATCCTGGTCAGACTGATCCCGTCAGCAATACGCTCACAGATAATCGTCATCTGAGCTTTGGTGATGCGTCTCTTAGCCATTGCCATCCATAAAAGCCCAGCTGCCTGTTGCTCGGGTAAACAACAGACAGCCGGTAAGGTTTCGTTAGGGAGGAAACACAGCGACATATAGTCGATGCTATCTTTTGCAGTACCAGATTTGGTACATTCGCGTCAATAGTCTTTACGTTTAAAGCATATAATATAACCGTATTAGCGCATCTTTGTATCTTTGCTTAACGATCCTGGGGTCATTCAAGCCCAGTATGACCGCCAGCTTTGTCCAGCGTGGCCCTCGCTGGCGGTACGCAGCTGAGGCTGCCACAGCCCATACCAGGCGCCTGTCCTCTTCATCTAGCTTGGTAAGCACCAGGTTCAATGCTGCATCGTAGCGGCTAACCTGATCAGGTGTTGCCTTGAGCATTGGCACCTCAAAAGCATTATAGCCATAGGCTGCATAGTCCCTGGGGTAGTCAGGCCACCCGGACATTTTCTGTTTACGCATTGCAGCTGGCAGCTTGCGCTCTGTCTCAGCTGCTTCCATGAAGAGCTCGTCAAGCTCAGCTATTGTTAGCCTGCTTAACTGCATTGAGCTTGTCCTGCATGTCATTGAGCCAGTCTTGTCTGTCCAGCGGCGCTAATGCGCTGACCTGGTTCTGCAATTCCATGTAACGATCAGATCCATACATGGGCCTGAGCCTCTTGAAAACCCTGCGCTGAAGCTCATCAAGCGGCGATAGCTTAGCTCTGGCTATAGCTGAGCTATAAGCATAGCTTGTTTGCTTGGCAGTGCTTTTCAGTAAGTTATTTATTATTGGGTTGTCGCTGAGCTTTGTGCGCTGAGCTCTGGGTAGCTTAGAATCTAGCGCGGCTACGCCGATTTTATTTTTACTTTCCATTTTCTGTCAAGCCCCTTTACGGAATAAATCAAAAATAGGCTTCCACCAGGGATCTGTCTTGCCGCCGATATCGTGCCAGGCCTGCAGATCCTCCCTGGCCTTTTTGTCAGCCCAGGCCTTCTTGAGCCGCTCCGACTGGGCTTGTCGCCGCTCATCTGTCCATGAAATCTTGTGTCTCTTTCCCATCTTTTTCCCTTTCTACTGCAATGCGCCAACACCGATCATTCGCACAAAGCAGATCCTTGTTGGCTGTGATGATCCAGGTTCCCATGTGCAGCTGGTGCATGGCGCCGCAAACAACGCATGGCTCTGGCTCTGTTTGTCTTGGTGCTGGCATCGATCTTTTTTTCTTCATATCCAGCCCAGCTGCGGGACGCCGTTGTAGTTGCTGTTCCAGACAAACCATGCGTAGGCCGTGGTGCCGGTGCCGGAAGGCTTCTCACCGCCTCTCCAGATCGTCAGGCGCTTGGAGAACACATGGATTCGTGATGGCGGGTAATGATCAAACAGCTCCAGGAACCGACCCCGCCCCTCTAGGAAGCTCAAGCGCAGCAGCCAGGCATGTTTCTTGACGCCAAGACCTATGGCATGTTCGATAAACTGCTGAGCGAGCTTATATGGCGGGTTCGTTACCAGGCAGTCAGCCTCGCGCTCTGTTGCCATCAAAAAGTCCAGGCCGGAAGCGCAATACCCATAATCATTCAAATCCTGGCTGACGACCTCATAGCAGGCCAGCTCCAGCACCTTGGATATAGCCCCGTCACCAGCTGCCGGCTCCCATATGACAGGGTCAAACACCTCGACATCCAGCAGGCTCTTGATTGCTGTGTGAGGCGTTGGATACCAGTCATCTTTCTGCCTGGTCATCCCGTACACTCGCCGTCATCTGCCTGACAGAAAAAGCTCTCATCATCAAAAACCCAGTCTGACTGACGGCCTACAAAGTCTGTGAACTCTGCCAAGTCCCTGTCTTTACGAAAGGTGGAGCCTGTTTCTTGCTCCATGCGTATCCACCATGCAGCCTTGTCAGGCATTGTCTTGGCAATGTGCGCTAATATCTTTTCGCTTTTTAGGAAGCACATATCGCAGTTGCCAAGCGGCGTTGAGCCGTTGACATTTTCAAGCTGCAAATCAAAAGGCTGGCTTTTCCAGAACTGGTAAATATCGCGCTTGGTCACCCCAGCGTTAACCAGCGGATACCAATACGACCATCTGTCCTTACTGTCAGTCTTGGCGCGGTGGGCTTCATCAGCCCTGATGCCGACCGCTGCCGTCCAGTTTTTCCAACCAATCGAAAGCAGATACTTTTTCATTGGCCGGATCTTCAGTTCAGCCGTGCAGAATCGAGCCACAGCGTTTGGCAGATACTTTCTTGCCTCAATCAACTCCTTGAAAGGCTCTCCGTCACGACTGGCCTCGTTATGAGAAACTATTCTGTATGAGTTTTTTCTTTCCTCTTTGTAACGCTTGTATTCCACCCAGATAATAGGAACGTCCCATCGTTGCGCGCACTCTTGCACAAAATCTAAGGTCTCCGGCATTTCTCTGCCGGTGTTGGCAAAGCTGATCTTTACCCGATCAGGCAATGAGCCGTTAGCCTCAAGTATCTGATGCAGCATAAACGCGCTGGTGCGGCCACCGCTGAAACTGATTTGCACGTCATTCGGCGGCAAAAGGTAGTTGTCATGCTGGCTGGTCATTTAGTCTTTGCCCAAACGCTTGGCGTCTAGGGGAACAGCTTTTACAAACCCTAAGCCCTTGTTGTCAGTGTGCTTGTGACGCTTCGCAACCCGGCGCGCGGCTATATCCATAGCGTGTTCATCGTTCATCGCTCGGATTGTGTAACTCTTGGCGTATGTCACATGCAGCGTCACAGCGAATGTCTGATAATACTGGTAGCCATGTGGCTTGCGTGATTTCAGCAGCTCGTCTTGCTCTTCATCCTTCATAGGTGTTTCTCCCTCTCCATCGCATTTCGGACACAGCTCAGACTGGACGCAGCCCATCCCATCAGGCATGTACACCCAGCCTTTTTTGCAGCGTGTGTAATGGTTTTTGAAATCGCAGATACGCATCATGGCCCTGCCCTCAGCTTGACCAGGGGCGCCAGGATTTCATGGACCTCATCAAGGGACCGGGCCATGCCCCAATGCGCCCCAGCATCAAGCAGGGCGTCACGCATGGTCTTTTGATTGTCGTTGAGCCGGCCGCCCTTGATGCGTTTCAACTCAATAAATATTGCCGAGCTGAGACCAGTCCTGGACTGATCAGCCGGGACAAAAATCTCCAGGTCAGGCCAGCCGAACTTGGTCCCCATGCGCTTGATCTTTGTTTTGAACGCAACGTGGCGGGTGCCTTCGTTAGGCGAATGGTGAAAAACACAGCCCGGCGGCAAAGCGAAAGGCAACCAGCTGGCTACCTGGATTTGCAGCTCATCCTCAGTCACGGCGCATATAGAAATCATTCGGCATGACCTCTCCATTGGTCAGCACAATGATCTTATCCATGTTGTCTTGCCTGGGGATCAGCCGCTCTTTGTCGCCATGCGGCAAGCACCAGCGGCGCACTATCGTGGCGTGTTTGACGCCGACCAGACGGGCTAAATCCGTATAGTGCCAGCCCTTTTTCAGCCTATAGTCGTTCAATAGCATGTACACAATCCGCATAACTAATATTCAGCAGACTGTAATGTACTTGACTTAATCCGTAAAGCAATTTAACTGTACAAGATTATTGACGTTTAACGACAAAGGCACGACAATGGTAACAAATCAAACTAGCGCGGATATTCCGGTGGCACCTAATAACTTACATAAAATGGTGACTAAGTCTGGCCTCAAAAACCAGATGGTAGCAGAGCTCAAGGGCATCCAGCCCGGCACTTTGTCACGCCATAAATCTGGGGACATTGCCATCAGCCTGAGTGACGCTGAGGATTATGCCAAAATCCTCAAATGCAAAACGATGGAGATATTTTTTGCCAACCCACCCATCCCTATCCTGGCAGTGGCGAACTGCTGGGCAGATGACTCCACAGAGTATTGCAAGGATCGCAAATCCATTATGCTAGGTGCTGATAAAGGCAAAAACCCGCCCTTGATTGTTTCACATATGTGGTCAACCGAACGATCAAAGAAATACGCAAACAAGGCCGTTTATATGCACGATTATTTTGCTGACGATATGATGGCGCTGTATTGGGACTTGGACGGGCTAGAGGACCACGCAAGCAGTTGGATGCACGGCATGATGAGTATTTTGCCAAGGGGTCCAGTAGTAACCAGCACAGTTGATCCCAGGGCATTGGGCAAATATTGCTGTGCAATGACTGAGAGTAATGAACTTCTCTATGGCATCCTTTACCAGTCAGGCCGTAATAGTTATTCGATGGAGTCCTTGTATTTCGGAAATTACACAAATCTAAAAATCAAATGGGCATCACCCACAATCATGATGATTGAGCAACCAGAATATCATGGCGTTGTCTGGGCTGATCTGGAAACAGACACGCTTTTAAAAATAAATAATGCAGCGTTATAAACAAATAGGGTTTACGTCTAACGTAAAGTGATATAACTTCTCCAGAAGATTGATTTCCTCTGGGGTTTTTTTATGTCCTTACCACCAAGCACCACTTGGGCTGCATCAAAGCACTACCATCATCACAGCAATCCATCGCGGCCATTGTGCGCCACGTTGTTTGATAAATGTGTGATGCGGCCCAAAACAGATGATGCCTGGAAAGTGGTAAAGGGCGAAAAAGTAGGCAACAGAGATGCCGCTTTTTCAGTTATCCGTAATTACGAAAATGATAATGCCAAAATGCTCGCAGGCCGCGTGGTTCAGGACTGCGCTAATCTTGTTTTGATAGATGACCACACGCTGGACGCAGCCATCAGGCAGGGCATGAGCCGCCTCGATGAGTATGAGCCGCGCACATGGGATGATGGTAAGGATGAGCGCCAGCTTATCGTGGTGCGGGATGAATTTGTTGATGTTCTGACCAACGCTATCGAGGGCGTAAAAGATGCGCACGATGCTTACGGATTAAACCGCATTGAGGGCGAGAGCGAGATATTTGCCAATTTGCCGGGGCTAGAACTGCCTTACAGCGGGTTCCCGGACTTCTCACGCCGCATTGAACTTAAAACCAAATGGTCAGGTGTAGCCGATACCAAGTCGGGCAAGCGATCTGCGCCACTACCGCAACAACCAGACTGGAATCATGTTTGCCAGGTTGCAGGCTATTGGTTTGGCACCGGGCTGATGCAGACCATCGTTTACGCACGCAAAACGCCAACAACAAAGCGCAAAACGCCAGGGGCTGATGATGCGGTTGGCTATCGTGTTTTTAACGAAAGTAACAGCGATAAGCT